TTTGTTTGTAATTAGTTTGTTTATTGTTTGATGATTTTTATAGGACCATTGCTGTACTCCTTTGTTACGCATCCTAATACCAGGTCTATATGTCTTATGGTTTCTTTAGGAATCCGGATAGGAGAATGAATCAATCTTCCGTCTGAATATGTACTTTCATTGCTACTGTACGCGAGAATGTAGTCTTCTCCTCCATCTTGAAGTCTTTTTGTTATCCTAAACTCTGTAGTCTCAATAGAATAATTGCGTCCCCATATTATCAATCTATTATCTTCTACTCGTTTTAATGCAAGGATACTACCACTTGGATACTCAATCATGCTATCTCCATAATGACGGATTGCTGCGGTTGCTTCTGGGAACCAGTCGCCGGCGTCTATCAATTCGGAAGGAGCTATGTGACCTGAATTATCTGCGACCATTGTGTTGACACCTCCAATGCTTGCAACGTCATCATAAAAAGGGATTCGTTTTTTTTCACGAAAAGAATCTGAACTACTTTTTAAAGTAGATTCTCTTTCGTTGTTTATGGTTTCTACATTAGAAGTGGAGATTTTATAATAATATTTATTTACAATTTCTTCTCCAAAATTCTTTCGTAGAACATCCATTTGCTCAGTCGTTAAATCTCTATCGCTTTTTTCTTGCATAGAAATATTGTTTTGCTTGCAACCAAATAAAACAGCAATTTCAGATTGTGTCTTATTAACTTCTTTTCTTAAGCCTTTTAAATTATACATAACATCAATGATATATCATTTTTATTATCTTTGTGTCGGAATCAAGTTGCGGATGATACCGACTAAATTGTTAAACTGTTCCCGTAAGGGACTATATAGGCGACTTCCTCAAACCGCAACTTTGGGGTTGTCGTCTTTGCTTTATCACTATGGATGACAATAATAAACTTCCGTATCAACAGGCTACCAAAGAGTCTATTCTGAATTTAGCAATTGAACGCTATAAATCAGATGTACAAATTCAATGTGATATTTGGAATAGACGCAATGTTAACGCTTCTTTTCCATGTCATTTGAACCATCTACTTCAATATTCGGGATTAAAACTGTTATCTCCCGAAGAGTATAAGAAAGTCCAAGATGAGATAATTGAAAGCTTACATAAATTACTTTGATTGCTTAGGCATAATACCTAATCGTGCAATTCTCGAAACTAATTCTTCATATCCTATAATTTTATCTGTATCTTTTACTTTTGTGAGCAACATAAGTATTCTATTTTTCCCACTCTCTAAAACCTTGATATCTTCTGGAACAACAATCATCTCCAAAAGCACCTTAACTATTGTATTACAAGTCTCAATTTCTCCGATATTCGAAAAGTGGTATAATGAGCTTATTCTGTAATCTAAAAATCGATACTCAACTCCTAAAGGATCAGACTTAAGTAAAATGTAATAATAAAAATCAGAAATAGCATTGGTTGTTAAAGCGTTATTTCTTTCCGTGCTTATGAGTGCCGCGGTCTTAGCTTCTTCTAATTCCTTGCTTTTCTTATTTATATCTATAAATGTATATATCTGCCATCCTATTAGAATTGTCACTAACAATGATAATACTCCTACTATCACTCCTTGGTAATCAAATCCCAATTCTGCTTTATGCGGACAAGCTACACATATTGCAACTAAACTAATAAGTACAGCTACAGAACTTAATAATAACGCCCAACTCTCTTTCTTCATAACCACTCTATATAATGTACGCAAGAATACGGAAAGGTTAAATAATGTTTATGTACTGAATGATTGAATTTCATGGAATCATATTTGGGTTTTAACTGATAATATGTTTTCTACAATAAAGAGTTTTCTTATTTTACTTTTGTGTAATTTTATATCATCATATCTGGAATTTTCGCTACGTAGGATAATATAGTTTTTTTCATCCTGTTCATATCTGCGGATATATTTAATCATCCTATATTCGTCTAAAAGTATTAAATAGATTTGCCCGTAGAAGATGTCTTCCCAGTTAAATATTTCTCGAATAACAACTCTATTCCCATTATATATTACTGGTTCCATGCTATCACCATTAGCCGTTACTATTTTGGCAGTTTTACTTATTTCTGGCAAATTAACTGAACCGATAATTCTATCTTCTGCAAATTCTATTTCTCTATTATCCATCCCGCAAGTCGCATCTATATCATATACTAAAGTCCCACTAAAAGAACTTTCGTTTATGTCAGATTCGGTTATTTTTATGGTTTTGTTATATGAACTTTGTTCATTGTTGACAACCGGGAAAATCTCACTGATTTTTTTGCTCATGGTTTCGTTATATGGTACACGACCATTTATCATATCAGATAAATATGTCTTTTTAACCCCTAAACTATCAGCTATTTGGGATTGATTGAGTGAATATTCATATTTAATCCTGCTAATTAAGTTTTTAAATTCTTGATTTATAGCCATAAAACATAAATTAACTATTTATATATGAAAATAGTTCATATATAGCGTTGATTATATGAATTAAGTTCATATCTTTGCATCATCAATCAATCACGAAAGCAAAGGTAAGCGATCGTGTTGAGTAAAGCAATAGTACGAACATATTAAAATGTATGTTGCTGAATAGTTCTTTGAAATGATGATGCAAATATTAAACTATATGGATTATGGATAGATTTTTTCAATTTCTTGATTTGCTGGCGTTGATTATAGGTCGCATTGTGATATGTGTTGCGATAGGATGCCCTATCGGTTGTTTGATAGGTCATTTCATTGTGTCAGTTTTGATAAAATGAATCCGCCTATCACGCCTATTATAGATGCTATGATAGTTACGATCCATCCCATTGCATTCATTTGCAAAGTAAATCGTTTTTGCGATTTTAGGGATTTATCTTGTTTGGCATATCCGCCTTGTAAAATAAATCCCTTTCCCTTATCTGTAATATGATACGCCCTTCCGTTCACGGAGGTACGAAGTACTACATATTCATCAGCTACAAGAATGTTGATAATATCTTGGCATGATTGATAGTTTACGGAAACTCCAAGATAAAAGCACCTTAGTATAGTATCTTTCTCTATTGGTGTGTATTCTTTCATTTCTTTGAAAGGTTCTCGATAGTTCTCTGCTGGCTCTCAATGATAGAAAGTAAACGCTCGGAGGTGATGGGGGCTGGTTCTTCGGTGTTATATTGACTTCTAAACATACTTCCTTTTTCTCTAAGAAGCCAATCAGGATTAATATCTTCTATACTGTTTAGTATTAGAAGCACGGGTTCTATACCAAAGCTTTCGCCTGCTCGCATTAACTTGCGAACATATACCTCTGATTTTCTTATTAATACGGATGCTTCTTTAACGCTGATATTCTTTGTTTTAAGTATCTCAGCAAATCTTTCATTTATTGTCATATAGTTAAAAATACTAAATGGTATAATATTTAATACTGATTAGTATTTGGTGATACCAAATAGTATTATATTTGCATCATCAAACAATCAATCACGACAAAGATACAAGATTGATTTAATAAAGTAAATAGGATAAACATATTAAAATACACGATTATGGCACGATCTTATGAAACAGCATTAGCAGAACTCGAAAACAAAAGAGGCGAGTTAGAAGCGTTGAGCACGATTAGCGAAGAAGAAGTCTGCTATGTATATAATGTAGACAGCAAGTCAGAGATCGTGAAAATCCTCTCTGATGAAATAGAAACTCTCGAAAGAGAGGTTGAATATCTCACCCCACTGGATTGGTCTAACGATCCTGTTGCCGAAATATTTGGTGGCTACGAAGCAATGAACAACTATTTATACTAACACATAAACACACACGATTATGAATATATTAGTTACTGAGAATTACAATCGTAAAGATATTTTCGAGATTGTAGATGAATATCCTCATGGTTATATAGTTTGGCCAATCGGCAGACGAAATTTTCCGTTTACAGGCTACGTGCCTCTCGCAAAGCCAACCGACGAACCTTATCATATTGATATTAATACGCTAAAGGCAATCAAGGTTAATGATAATGTCGCTGATCACATTCTTAATGAAGCCTCATTTAGAGGGGTGGATAAAGCAAAGTTTCACCACATTGTATCAAGTTTTAACCGGTAGTCTTTGGACTACTTTAATATACACACGATTATGAAAACTTCAAATTTTAGACACAAAGTATTCTGTATGGCTTATGAGCTAATGAGAACAACCGGTAAAGCATTCGCCGTATGTCTTTCTCGCGCATGGGCTTTATACCGGTTGACAAAGCAAATGCACAGAGGTATTGTAACGTTCGCTTATGAAAAGGCAGATGGATCGCTTCGCCGTGCTAAGGGTACTCTCAAAGATGTTCAGAGCCTAATAAAAGGAACTGGATCAGAAAACTACAAAACTGTCCGCTACTTCGATGTAGATGCGAATGGATTCAGAAGCTTCAAAGTAGAAAACTTCATAACGGCTTACTAAAGCCCGGTCGGGTGGGCGTAGGGCATATCTCACCCGGTCACTTCTGATGGTTCTTTCTCTTACTTACACCTTAGTACCCACAGAAATGGGGTTGAAACGAAAGGATTATAAACTAACTTATTAATGAAGGTAATAAGGTTGGCGATATTGGATATTATGTCGTGTCCGTGAAGTCCGGTTGACTTGTCCCGGATCGGTGTTAAACGGTCTATCGAATGTCGCTTTAATATATAGCCCGGCATAATGTGTGATGCTGCCGATCGAATCGGTTGCCGGGTACAATTTAATTCTAACGCTTATGAAAAGAGTAATTTTTTATTCAAGAGTGCAGCTAATTTTATTCATCTGCGCAGTACTGATGTCGGCTACCTGTTTTGTTGGCATGTTTTTTAATCCGTTTCACGTATTAACATTCGTGATGTCGGTTATTCTAATGATCGCCATTTATAAAGAAAAAAGTTGGTAACTATTAATAATAATGTATATGGAAACAAAAGGTATTGAAGAAATGACAAGAGAGGAACTGATTGAATTGGTGTCGTCTCTTAATAAAGACCTCGAAAGTACAAAAAAGGACCTCGAACTTTATAAAGATTGGAAAAATCGAGAAGAAGCTGCCAAAGTGTTAGCTGAAAAGAAAATGTTGGCTATTAAGGCTTTTCTTGAAGTTGTTTAATTCGTTTTGTGTTTAGATTAGCAAAAGCAGCCGGGTGAAAACCCCGGCAAACGGGCGGGCGTATGGAATGCTCTGCACACAGCCGGAAGTGTGTATGCCGGATCGTTACCGGTTCCGTCCACATTCAATTAAATATAATCAGTTTATGGAGAAAAAAGTGGAAATTATGCCTCGTATGAGAGACTTAAAGAAAGGGAAGAAAGTAGAATTTCCTATCGATAAAGTCTGCACAGTGCGCAACAATGTTTCATTGCTTAATGCACAAGGGTACAAAAATGGACATAAGTGGAGATCGGAAACTAATGTTCCGAAAGGGATAGTTACAGTATTTAGAGATTCCTGATTCAAACTTTAAATACACACGATTATGAAAGTATTTACCGAGTTAACGCCCGAATGTGACATTACAGCACAAATGTACGCAGCCGGGTATGAAAAAAAGGAGATTGCCGTATTGAAGCATCGTGCAGTAAGTACGATAAATAACCAGCTTCAGACAGCATTTTTAATTTTGGGTGTTCGGAATGGGAGGGAGTTGGCATTAAAGTTAGCCGAGAGGATATCAGGTATCCGGTTGACGCTGGACTTTTCGCCGGCCATGAGATCATTTGTTGCTTGTGTACTTTTGATTATTCTTTGTGTTGATAGTCATTTAGACATGAAACGGCAACAAATCCGAACCCGTTCTAATGCCAATGTAGAACTTATCGCCCGTGTTCGTGTAAGAATTAGAGGGCGTAATATGCCTTTATTATATGGAACTTGACGTTTGGCAATTACAGAAAATAATAAAAGCGGCCGCGAAAGAAGCTGTCAGCGAATATGCGATCTCCAAGGATCCGGTCATTGATGAGATTACGGAAACGCAAGCTATACGACTTGGATTTGGTAGAAGGTGGTTGGCTCATCAGTGCGCTACGGGAGCATTGACTTGGAAAAGGGCTGGTGTACATAGGAATAGTCCTAAAGTTTATTCGCTGAAGAAACTTAAAGAATTGAAGGATGGTATAGATCCTTTATTGAAGTCTCTAATATAATTACTAACTAAAAATATAACAATCATGAGTTTAATCAGAAAATCAACGGAATTGAATATTCCAACAAACGTAAAGATGATGATTTACGGTCAAGCAGGTATGGGTAAGAGCACAGTAGCTTTGAGTGCACCAAAGCCTCTGTTGTTGGATTTTGACAATGGTGTTAAGCGTATGAATATGGCTCATTTGGAGAATATTGACACTGTGCAGGTCACTTCTTGGAATGATGTTCAGCTGGTTTTGCAAGAAGATTTGTCTGTTTATCAGACTATTGTGGTTGATACCATTGGTAAGATGATGGATTTTATCATCACTTATAAATGTGGAACCAGGCAGCCATCTATTCGAGATTGGGGCGGTATCAATGCTGAATTTTCTTGGATGACAAGAACGCTATCAAGTCTGAAGAAACATATCATTTTTGTTGCCCATCGTGACACAAGAAAAGAGGGTGATGATACGGTGTTTATTCCTGCCTTACGTGAGAAGTCCTACAACTCCATCGTCACCGAACTTGATTTGTTAGGTTACTTGGAAATGAAGAGTGAGAGAGGAGTGCAGAGACGTACTATTACTTTCGATCCGACATCAAGGAATGACGGAAAGAATACTTGTAACTTGCCTTCAGTGATGGAAGTACCTACCATCCTTGACAAAAACGGCAATCCGACGACCAAGAATGATTTTATCTCTACTCGGATTATTGCTCCATATCTTACTATGTTGCAATCAAAAAAGGCTGAACAAGAAGCATATAACAAAGTGCTATCTGATATAACAGGTTGTTTAGAATTAGTTGCCGACGCAGCTTCAGCGAATGACTTTATCGCCCATATTGATGATTTCAACCATGTGGGAAGTTCAAAGATGAAAGCCTCAATGATGTTGGCAGCTAAGGCGAAAGAATTAGGACTGATTTTTAACAAAGAGACTAAAACTTATTCAGATGCAGCCTAAGTATAAGATATATGCTACATTATTGGATTCTTACTTCAATTACCTTAATAGCGATGTCATATATGAGCGTTATTATGGGTGGAGTGAGAATCCGCCTTGTACAGAAGAAGAGTTTCAGCAGAAGCAGTTCCAAGAACTGATAGACCGTATTAACCGTAAACCGTTTGACAGCGAAGTTGCCGACAAGGGTACGGCTTTTAATGAGGTCATTGACTGTATGATTGAGAACCGGAAATCTGAAACGGTGCAGGTAGAAAAGATATATTCTGATATAGGGAATGGCGAGCAAAAGGTTATAGCCTTGAAAGCCGTTTATAACAATCGTTCATTTGTCTTTCCTATATCCCTTTGTCGTGAGTTCGCAAATTACTACAAAGGGGCGTTGACGCAGCAACGTGTAGAGGCAATCCTTCCGACTGCATACGGCAATGTATTGGTTTACGGTCTGATTGACGAACTGATGCCTACCAGTGTTCACGACATCAAAACAACCGGTAGTTATACCGTGGGAAAGTTCAAAGATCACCACCAGCATTTAGTATATCCATACGCTTTAATGAAGAACGGTTCTGATGTACGGACATTTGAGTATAACATTGTAGAGTTCAACAAAGGCGGCTATGTGGTAGATACCTATACAGAAACATACGTTTTCAATCCTGAACGTGATATTCCTATTCTTACTAATCATTGTGAGGAGTTTATCCGGTTCTTGGAAGAAAACAGAGCACTTATAACCGATACTAAAATCTTTGGAAATGGATGATATACGACTTGAAAAATGAATACCAAATACCCAAGTTTAAGGAGTATGTAAATAAACTGTTCAAGGAGCGGGCCGTTGTGGAAGTAAAAAAGAAGCTTCCTAACCGCACGCTTGCCCAAAACAGCTACTTGCATCTTCTTTTAGGGTATTTCGGTAGTGAATACGGTTGCAGCCTCGATGAAGCAAAAATTGATTTTTATAAGAGGACTTGCAACTGTGATTTGTTTGAACGTAAGACGGTCAACAAGAAAGGCAATGAAGTAACCTATTTACGCAGTTCTGCCGAACTGACAACAGGTGAAATGACCCTGAGTATTGACCGTTTCCGTAATTGGAGTGCATCAGTGGCAGGTATCTATCTGCCGGCTGCAAATGAACATCAAATGCTGATATACGCCCAGCAGGAAATACAAAGAAATCAAGAATTTATTTAGTTATGATAGAAACAAGAAAAACAGAAATCCGGTATGTGACATCTGACCCAAAGAAGATGCTCAACATGTACCTTGCAAAACGTGTCCTCAAAACATGGGAGGAATCTTTCATTGATGAAGATACAGGTGAAACAGTAACCATCGAACGGAATGAAATTCTTTTTGACCGTGGCACGCTGATAGACCAAGACACTTTGGCGAAAATTCGTTTCAGTATGGAAGCTGACGGCATTAAGGAAGTGGAAGTCAGCAACCAGAACCGCTTGGCATTCGAGAACGAGAACAAATTCTTATATCCCTATCTTGCACAGGCACAAATAGGGGACAAGAAACATAAGTTCCTGCTGTATGCCACCGGATTGGAAAATTCTTGTAGTATCTTGAAAGATTACATCGAACTAAACTATATGTTCGGATTCACCTTGACAATGGTCAAGGAGTTCGATTCTTGTGTGATTCTTACTGATAATTTGAAAGAACGCAAGGTAGATGATGCCACCCTCGAAGAATTAAAAGATACATTCCTTTTAAACGATTCTGTAACGGAAGAAGATGAAGAAGAGGGAGATTCCAAGCCCAATGAAAAGAAATTCTATCAGATTGAGACGAAAATCACATTCACGGATGGGGAGAATGAAGACGAGAGAGTTCAGACTTTTGTCGTGAACACCTTCAACGTTGACAGAGCGATGATGCTTATTACCCACTATCTCAAAAACAAAGAGGAAGAATGTGAGAAACAAGCCAAAGAAAAGGGACATGAGTTCAGAAAGAGGGAAATCCATACAGCCATTGAATCTGCTAAACCTATCCCGGTCGGGCGGTTTATTCCGAAAGAGTTTTCAATGGCTTATATGGAATAACTTTGTTAACCTGCCTGTCCGGTCTGTGAAGATGGGGCGGGCGAAAATGGGGGTGCGCAGTGGAGTGCTTTTGACTTTCGAGAGGTGCACATGGTAGAAAGTACGGTACGTGAGATATAAGGAGTAATTAACCTTAGAAGTAGCGCAAAAGGATAAGTCCTTAATTGGGTGTTCGAATCGCCCCATCTCCACATAAATGTGAGCCACACATAAATGGCAAGGGTTAGTAAATAATGGTTGTGCCCCGGAGAATACGCTTCGGGGCTTTTAATTGGGAAAGATTATGAGAATAGACAAAATTAAGACAGTAGGTCAGCTTAGAAAGGTTATTGAGAATCTTTCCGATGACTACGAAATCGAGATGCGTATCAGACGCAAATTGACGGATGAAGACATAATTAAGTTGCATAAAAAGTACGGTAAGATATATCCTTATCCATACGAAACAAGTTATTCAGAACTTGAATTTGATGATGTAGGTGTGTCTGACAAAGTATTATGCTTGGGAGTTGAACTAAAAGAATAATATGCCGTACTACATAAAACGAACAAAGGCTAAGAAGAAAGACAAGCCTTTACCTCTGTTTGATAAAGCGGGGGTAACAGTGAAAAAGAAGCCGGATTTGAAAGCTAAGCTCGACAAAGAGTTTTCCCTTTTTATCCGGCTTCGTGATGCAATGCCAAACGGGTATTTTAGATGTATCTCGTGCGGACAGATAAAGCCGTTTACACAAGCGGACTGCGGGCACTATTTCAGTCGTACACATTTGGCAACACGGTTTGATGAGAATAATTGCCATGCCGAATGCCGGCACTGCAACAGGTTCAAAGCCGACCATTTGGAAGGCTATCGGGTGAATCTAATTGCTAAAATCGGACAACAGAAATTTGCTTTACTAAAAGTGAAAGCTGCTGGTACTACTAAAATGACTGATTTTGAGTACGAACAATTAATCAAGTATTACAAAGCACTTAATAAGAAGTTACGAAAGGAGAAAGGGCTATGAGTTATGTATTACGAGATTACCAACAGAAAGCCTCTGATGCTGCCGTTTCTTTCTTCAATAACAAGGCGAAGAAAACAAATGCTATCATGGTATTGCCTACAGGAAGCGGAAAGAGCCTTATCATAGCTGACATCGCTTCAAGACTTGACGGTCATACATTGGTATTCCAGCCGAGCAAGGAAATTCTTGAACAGAACTTCAAGAAACTTTGTTCTTACGGGATTCTCGATTGTAGCATTTATTCCGCCTCCTTCAATTCAAAAGAGATAAGCCGGATAACATTCGCAACCATCGGTAGCGTGAAAAGCCATCCGGAACTTTTTGCCCACTTCAAGAATATCATCGTGGACGAGTGTCACCTTGTGAATCCGATAGAGGGAATGTACAAGGATTTCTTCGATGCTGTGAAGTGTAAGGTTCTTGGATTAACGGCAACGCCATATCGTTTGAGTTCCAGCCGTGACTTCGGCTCTATGCTAAAATTCATAACCCGGACAAAGCCCCATGTGTTTTCAGAGGTCATTTATCATGTACAGGTATCGACCTTGCTTGATATGGGCTATCTCTCAAAGGTGAACTACTATCCGATGAATCCTACCGGATGGAACGAACTCAATTTGAAGATAAACACTACCGGAGCCGACTATACCGATAAGTCAGTCCAAAAGGAATATGAACGGATAGACTTTTATAGTTACATCGTTCATATCGTCCAAAGGCTGATGAATCCGAAAGCAGGAGGCAAGAGGAAGGGTATTTTGGTATTTACCCGGTTTTTGAAAGAAGCGGAACGATTGACGATGTCCATACCCGGATGTGTCATTGTTTCCGGTGATACTCCAAAGAAGGAACGTGAAAGAATACTCGAAATGTTCAAGGTCGGGGAAATACCTGTAGTAGCCAATGTTGGTGTACTTACTACCGGCTTTGATTACCCAGAACTTGACACAGTTGTTATGGCCAGACCTACCATGTCACTTGCGATGTATTACCAGATTGTAGGTCGTTGCATCCGTCCTCATAAAGATAAGGAAGCCGCATGGTTTGTGGATTTATGCGGTAACATCAACCGTTTCGGTGAAGTTTCCGATTTGCATTTGAAAGACACGGGTAACGGAAAGTGGGCTGTGTTTTCAAGAGGAAGACAATTGACAAACGTAAGATTCTAAAGATATGGTAAAGAAGAACGAACGACAGGCCATCCGTCCGGATACCTGCTCAAAATGTAAGAGAGGGAAGCCGGTCAAGGTATCAATGGGGAATCCCAAAGTGGTTCTATGTAGTTTTTTCAACAGGCGTTTCGTTGCCGACAGCAAACGAAACTGTGATTATGCGATTTGATTATGAAAGAGCTAACGAGTTATTTCCCCCACGACAGCAACGCTAGGAACTCAGACAAGCTGATACGCTTACGAATGAGGCATAAGGCATCCGGATATGGAGTGTTCTTCATGATTTTAGAACGTCTTAGAGAGGAGCCAGAATACATGAGTGTCAAAGATTATAACATGATAGCTTTTGACCTTCGTGAAGATGCTTCCTTAATTAAATCCGTGATTGAAGATTTTGGGTTATTTGTCTTTACCGAGGATGGTAAGTACTTCTACTCCGAAAGCTTCAAGAAAAGAATGGGATACAAAGACGATAAATCGAAGAAACGATCCGAGGCTGGAAAGAAAGGTGTCGCTAAGAGATGGGGGAAAAAAGAGTCAGAAATAGCAAATGCTACGGAATTTATAGCAAATGCTACGGAAAACGATAGCAATGCTATAGCAAAAGTCGAAAAAACAATAGCAAGTAAAGGAAAGAAAAGAAAAGAAAATAATATAGGAGATTCTAACGAATCTCTTGTATGTGGGACTTCGCAGCCCCACGCCGAACATATCGACTACTCCGAACTTGTCAAATTCTTCAATGAGGAAACAAAAGGTGTATTTGGTACGGTCAGGACTCCGCTTTCTGATAGCCGTAAAGGGATGATTAACGCACGTATAAAATCTTATGGCAAAAAGACGTTTGCCGACATGATTCATAGGGCATATCAAAGCGATTTCTTGAAAGGTCAGAACAAAAAAGGCTGGACAGCATCTTTCGATTGGCTTATCAAACCAACGAATTTTGAGAAAGTAATATCAGGTAATTATGACAACAAGAATAGCAGAAACTATCCGGCAATTCCAAACGGGGCAAAATCACGAGAGGAACAAACAGACCGTGAAATCCTCGAATATGCCGCAAAAGCTTTCGGAAAGGACACGGTTAGTAGTAAATAGATACGGGGACGGTGAAAGTTTCGCTAAAAAGTTCAATCCTTCATTACAGGTTGTATGTGCTCAAAATGTGGAACGTTCGTTCAAGGGGAATGCGCCTTCATTGGCTTTGCTCGGAGAAACCTATCCAGATGAACAGGTGAATACTTGGATAATTGCTCAACTGATGGACTTGTACAAGTTTGCCGGTGTAAAAGAGAAGCCTACATTCCAACAGGTTTTGGAGCTTTCCGTGATGATACGTGTGGAATACTATTACCTGAAAGCTTCCGAATTGTTGCTTTTTTTCTTCAAGTTGAAAACTGGCGAATATGGCACCTTTTACGGTGTTGTGGATCCTATGGTGATCATGTCTGCTCTAATTGAGTTCAAAGCATACAGAAAAAGGCAACTGGAGAAATACGACCGGGAAGAACAGGAAAGACAACGAGAAAAAAGATACGAGAAGCAAGACAAGAACTCCGTACCATTTCCGGATCATTTGGAGTTTCTGAAAAAGATTATGGAATCAGAATAATCAAGCTAAGAAAATGAAAACAGTAGAAAAGTTAAGAATAGCACCTATTGGCACCATTGTAAACTTCGCAGATCGGACACTGATAATAAAGCGTTTCCGAGCTATCGTAAAGGGTAAAATGGTAATTTGTCGCGAATGCGTTTTCCGTAGCAAGGGTGGTGCGAATAGTTGCAAGTATATGACGGCTTGTTTTGCCAAATATAGGCCGGATAGTGAGAGTGTGGTGTTTGAGGAGGTGGATACAAAATTGAAATAATTAAAATTATCATGGAATATATAGAATTTCTAAGAAATAAGATGGCTATCTGTCATCAAACGGGGTTTTATATTAATTCGGAAGAAATTACCCCGACATTATACCCTCATGTAAAAGATACCGTTCGTTGGGCGGTTGCCGGTGGATGCCGTGCTATATTCTCCAGCTTCGGTATGCAAAAGACAGTCACCCAACTGGAAATACTACGGGTAATCTTGAACCATAAAGGAGGCAAGGGATTGATCGTTTGCCCTAAGCGTGTGGTAGTCGAGTTCCTAACACAAGCGGAACAACACTTGCACATGAAAGTAACTTATGTCCGAACTATGGCAGATGTGATGATATGTCCTACCGACATCATGGTAACAAACTACGAACGTGTGCGTGATGGTGAGGATGGAGTGAGAATAGATCCGTCCTATTTTACTGCAACATCATTGGATGAAGCCAGCGTGTTGCGCGGATTCGGCACCAAGACCTATCAGGAGTTTCTACCGTTGTTCTCGGGTGTCCCTTACAGGTTTGTTGCTACGGCTACACCTTCGCCAAACAGATACAAGGAACTTATACATTATGCTGGTTATCTTGGTGTGATGGACACCGGACAGGCTCTTACTCGATTCTTTCAGCGAGACAGCACGAAAGCGAATAACTTGACACTTTATCCGCATAAGGAAAAAGAGTTTTGGTTGTGGGTATCTACATGGGCGTTGTTCCTAACCAAGCCTTCCGACCTCGGTTATCCGGATACTGGCTATGAGTTGCCTGAACTCCGCGTACATGAAGAGATTGTGAATGTGGACAATTCTACGGCTGGAGCTGATCGTGACGGACAGGTGAAAATATTTCGTGAGGCTGCTCTCGGACTTGCTGACGCGGCAAAAGAACGCCGAGATAACATGCAGGAAAAGATTGCCCGTGTGGTAGAGATAATCAATCGCCCGGAAAACAAGGACGACCATTTCCTTTTATGGCATGACTTGGAAGCTGAACGGCTGGAACTATGCAAAGCGATTCCAGGTTGTAAGGCTGTCTATGGTTCACAAGACGATGAAGAAGCCGACAAGGTAATATCCGACTTCAAAGATGGCCGGCTGAAATACCTTGCAGCTAAACCGGAGATGCTTGGTGAAGGTCTGAACTTCCAGTATCATTGTCATAAAGCAATCATGTTCATTGACTACCGCTTCAACGATAAGTTCCAAGCGATAGCCCGTATATACCGCTTTATGCAACAGCATCCCGTTGATCTCTATCTGGTCTATGCCGAAAGCGAGGGTGAAATATTTAAGAGCTTCATGCAGAAATGGGCACAACACCGGGAAATGGTCGCAAATATGACTGATATTGTCCGGCATAACGGTTTGTTCGGTTTGCAGGCCGAGGAAAAGATGATGCGCTGGATGTTCGCCAGTCGGGAAGAAAAATCCGGCAAGTTGTGGAAAGCAATCAATAACGATAATGTATTGGAATGTCAGAAGATGGAAAGTAACTCTGTAGATCTGATCGTAACCAGTATCCCGTTCTCAAATCATTACGAATACACGCCTACATACAATGACTTTGGGCACAATGAAGATAACGATAAGTTCTTTGAACAGATGGATTATCTTACACCAGAGTTAATGCGCATTTTGAAACCGGGTCGGTTGGCCTGCATCCATGTGAAAGATCGTGTTTTGTTCGGCAACGCCACGGGGGACGGTATGCCAACTATTGACCCGTTCAGCGAAATGACTGTATTTCATTACATGAAGCATGGCTTCCGATATATGGGACGCATTACGGTCGATACCGACGTGGTGAGGGAAAACAATCAGACCTACCGTTTGGGCTATACCGAGATGTGCAAGGATGGTTCCAAGATGGGAATCGGATGCCCTGAATATGTATTGCTTTTTCGCAAGTTGCCTACCGATACCTCCCGCGCTTATGCCGACCAGCCTATCACGAAGGACAAGAGCGAATACTCGCTGGCCCGTTGGCAGATCGATGCCCATGCAAGTTGGAAGTCTTCCGGCAATTCATTGTTGTCATACGAAGATATGAAAGGTGCTGGAATAGATAAGATTCGGCATTTGTTCCGTAACTACGAACGTGAACATATCTATAACTATGAGGAACATGTGTCTTTTGCGGAAGAGTTAGAAGCATACGGAAAACTTCCAAAAACATTTATGGCTGTCGACCCTGTAAGCAAGAAGGATTGGATATGGGATGATGTGGCCCGTATGAGAACGCTTAACACAAAGCAATCACAAAAGAAACGACAAAATCATATTTGTCCTCTTCAGTTAGATATCGTTGAAAGGCTGATTGAACGGTACTCGAACAAAGGAGAATTGGTATTTGACCCGTTCGGAGGTATCGGTACTGTCCCTTATTGTGCTATCAAGTTAGGTCGTAGGGGACTTTCAACAGAACTCAATTATGATTATTGGAAAGACGGGCTTTCTTATCTGCGGGAAGCGGAGAACGAAGTAAGTGCTCCTACATTGTTTGATTTAATGGCTATATGATTATGAAACAATACAATAATTGGGAAGAAATAGACAAAGACACAGACGGACTTGTTACTTCATTGACTTACATTGTCCTCTTCGTAAATGATCAAGTTTATAATTACGCACTTAATATTTACGATAGTTGCCGTAATACTCCATACTACAGGCGTGGAGTAAAGAAGAACATAAACGAATTGAAAAGATTCATGGAATCGTACAATACAAACATTTGCAGGATTGCGAATGTCAATGTTGAAACGCTTGCGGTTATAACGCAAAGCATGGAAGACGATATTAAACCTCATATCGACAAATACGGGTTTGCCATAAGTCAGACGCTTTTAAATAATGGATGTTCAGGAGAACTGAACCATCTAATATCAATCGCTTCTACTATTGATATGTTATGCCAAACATCCAAGATTACAATACGTGATTTTTACATATCAATGCGAAAATTGGTCCCAATAGCTGTGAATCCTTTGGCTTGGCTGTCTATTGACAAAGCCATGTTTTACGCAAGAATGATAACGGATAATCTAACCCCAAAGGATGTAAGCATTAATTTGAACGATATACCTGCTATATCTACGGCATTTCAAGCTATTGCCAATAAAATGTTAAGTCCGGATGTGTTTGAAAAGGCGTTTAATGAATGCCTAACAAGATAGTGAAATGAAAAAGTTATTATACATAGACCTTTTTTGCGGTGCCGGTGGAACTTCTACCGGCGTGAACACAGCGCGTCTTCATGGCGAACAGTGCGCAGAAGTCATTGCGTGTGTCAATCACGATGCGAATGCCATTGCGTCACACGCTGCAAATCATCCGGACGCGCTTCACTTCACAGAAGACATCAGAACGCTTGAACTGTCACCACTTGTGCATCATCTTCAGAAGTGTCGCACGAAGAACCCTGACGCACTTGTTGTGCTATGGGCATCGCTTGAATGTACGAACTTCAGCCGTGCAAAAGGCGGTCAGCCACGTGACGCAGACAGCCGGACACTTGCAGAACATCTTTTCAGATACATCGAAGCAATAGACCCCGATTATATTCAAATCGAGAATGTCGAAGAATTTATGTCGTGGGGTGAACTTGATGAAAACGGAAAGCCGGTGTCAAAAGACCGTGGCAAGTCATATATCAAGTGGGTGAACAACGTGAAGAAATACGGCTACAACTTCACGCATCGCATACTGAACGCAGCAGACTTCGGCGCATACACATCGCGCAAACGCTTCTTCGGCATCTTTGCGAAGAATGGTCTGCCGGTTGTGTTCCCGAAACAGACACATTGCAAGACAGGTGCAGCAAGTTTGTTCGGCACAATGCCGAAGTGGAAGCCAGTGCGTGAAGTTCTTGACTTTGAAGATGAAGGCAAATCAATCTTCAACCGAAAGAAACCGCTTGCAGAAAAAACGCTTGAACGCATATATGCCGGACTGATTAAGTTTGTCGCAGGTGGCAAAGATGCCTTTATGGTGAAATACAATTCGATGAACCAACGCGGAAAGTATGTGCCGCCGTCACTTGATGAACCCTGCCCCACTATCGCGACACAACAGCGTCTTGCACTTGCATCAGTGTCTTTTCTGTCAAAGCAATTCAGCGGTCAGCCTGACAGCAAGAACGTGTCTGTCGAAGAACCGGCAGGAACAATAACGACTATTGACCACCACGCATTTGTGAAAGCGCAATTTATTGTAAACTATCGCTTCAATAATACAGGTCATTCTATTGAAGACCCAGCACAAACGATATGCACGGTAGGTCAAATTGGTGTTGCATCTTGCAGTTTCATCGCAAATGAGTATTCGGGCGGTGGTCAGCTTTCAAGCATCGAACAGCCCAACCCGGCTGTGCTGACGAACCCGAAGCAGAAACTTGTCACCGTGAAGCAGCACTACTTGATGAACCCACATTTTGCGTCAAATGGCGGTTCTGTCGATAAACCGTGTTTCACGCTCATCGCAAGAATGGATAAAATGCCGCCATATCTTGTCACGACTGAAACCGGCGAAGTCGCTATTGAAGTCTATGAAACAGACAGTCCTATGACTGTCAAAATCAAAGAATTTATGGCACTTTACAACATCATAGACATCACTATGCGTATGCTGAAGATTGATGAACTGAAGCTGATAATGGGTTTCCCGAAAGACTACGAACTTATTGGCACACAGGCAGACCAAAAGAAATTCATCGGCAATGCAGTTGAAGTGACTATTGCCAGGAAGTGGTGCGAAGCACTATGTGAAGAAATATACAATCGTAAAATCAAACAATTAGCATAATTATGAACCGAAAAATCAAATTCAGAGGGCGTATAACTAAATCAACCGAATGGGTTTATGGGTCTCTTATTGTTTATCCTGATGGGGAGTACAACATACTTTCTCAACGAAAAGAAAATTCATCTAAGATGGATGATTGGTGCGTTGATAAACAAACCGTTGGCCAGTTCACGGGCTTGTATGACAAAAATGGACAAGAAGTATATGAGGGGGATATTGTTAAAAGAAAAATTATAAAAAGTGATTTCTATCCTGAACAATATATGCCTCACATAAAGGAACAACATGAGACAAAAAGATGGGTTGAATCTCAAACGGGAGTTATAAAAATGTGTCCAGAAATACGCTTTGGGGAGGAGTTTATAACTCGGATGCCTAAGCAAAAAGATATAGATAATGGTATTATTGATAATTTTGATTATGAAGTCGTTGGTAACATATACGACAACCCAGAACTACTGAAAGGAGGCACGAAATGATTAAGGCTTTAATATGGGCGATAATATCGCTTTTGATGCTATTTGTCATGACATCTGGAATATCTATTCAGCTCAAACCATTTCGTATAGACATTACTTATCCATATTTCGGATTAGGAATTGTATTGACCGCCATAGGGCTTACCCTGTGTATCGGATCAGCGTACTACTATGGAATCTCAAATAACCAATACAAAGATGGCTATAAGAAAGGATTTCATGCCGGCGTTGAATATGTTATAGAATTTGCAAAACAAAAAAAGAATGAAGAATGAGCATAAATAAAGTAATCCTTCTCGGTTATGCTGGAAAGGACCCTGAAGTGAAAGATGTTGCCGGGACAAAGGTCGCCAATCTATCGCTTGCTACAACGGAGAAAGGCTATACCCTTCAAAACGGGATCCAGGTTCCAGACCGCACGGAATGGCATAGTCTTATCTTTTGGAAAGGTCTGGCCGAGGTCGTAGAAAAGTATGTCAGGAAGGGTTCTCAAATCTATATCGAGGGCAAGATCAAGACCCGGCAGTATGAGGATAGAACGGGATCAAAGCGGTATGTGACAGAAATATTTGTTGATAAGCTGGAGTTATTGGGAAGTAGACTTGCCCAGCAAGAAGCCAGTCCACAATCGAAACTCTATCAACCTGAACAATCAAGAGAAGATCTTCCATTCTAAAAAATACAAGAGGCAACGCCCCGAACCACCAGTAACGTTACCTCCCCACACGATTATTTAGTACAAATATACTATTTACTTCTAAATAATTGTGCCATGTTTTCAGAAATTGCGGAAATAAAATCAATTAGAGAGCAGAAATCAAAGTTATCGGAAAGGGAAAAAGAGCTGACAGAACCTATATTGACGGACCTTGATATGATAGGAATGTTATATCGGTGGTTCCAAGAGATTATTTCTCAAAAGGAGATATTTAGGTCAGGGAATGTTACCCAACGAAAGAAATTCATTTTTATCATCCTGTTTTTGTACTCTCCAAGCACTCTCGCCGGCGGGAAGATGAAGAACGGTCTTCGGAATAAATTAGCGGAGGTCTTAGGCGTTAGTGCGCAGACGGCCATATCCGATAACCGTAATAATCTTGTTTTTTCTTATCAGTTGTATAAGTATTTCCGGCAGGATGTGGATTGGATATATGGGGAAATGATGAAAAGGTTGAAAGCCGGAGTTTAGCTCCGGCTTATTTTATGTACACTTCTACTATTTCGTACATTCCATCACCTAATTGAGAAATAATACTTTCAGCTTCTTCTTTGGTATCAAATTGTTTAATTTCATAAACTTGGTTGATGCCATAGCCAAATGTATTTCCATACTCTCCTTTATACAAATACAAGGATTCTCTGCCAATCATAATTTTTCTGATTACAAACTTCTTTTTCATATCTATTCTCCTTTCTCTATTTTAATTTTCTTCCCACAGTGAGGGCAGGTGATAGTGCTTTCCTCTTTTTCTTCCCCTATCAATTCAGTGATAGATATATTAAGAACACTGGCTATCTTTATGAGATTATCCAAAGAAGGCGATGATTTACCTGTTACAATATTGCTGACAGCGACCTTTGAAATACCAACTTGTTCAGCGAGCCACGCAGAAGTAACATTACGCTCATTCATTATTTCTTTTATTCGTAAATCCATAAACTATACTTTATTTTGATTACTCCGCAAAGTAATGCAAACTTTATCGTATAACCTAATATTGATAAAGTTTGATTTATTAATTATTCTTAATTGATAAAGAAAACTATATCAAAAGTGTTGCCTTTGATAAAGTTTGCTTTATCTTTGCATCATCAGAAACGAAGTAATAACAAATAAAACATATACGATCATGGCAACAAAGAAGATTGATGAAAAGAATACATTGAAGTATGCAGTAGCATTCTACTTCTGTACATTAGGCAAAATAAACTTCATGTTAGGCAATAAAATGTATCAGCATATAGATACTGTATGTGACCAAAGAGAAGATGGTAGAGGTTTCAATACTTGTGAGGTCGTTTACAACTACAAGGCTCAAAAATATGAGGTTTTGAATGTAGATACAGAGATAGGCAACAAAGAGATTACGATATTAAATAATTAACCAGCAGGGCGAAAGCCCTGCATAACGCAGAATCAATATGAATAAATCGATCAAAGCAAAAGCGCGGGTAAAGATTATCACAGATTTTGGATATTGGTGTTTGGCTGAAATTCGAGGATTGAAAGAAGGAACGATTTTAGAGGGCAGGTATAACCCCATAAACAAAGCGTTTGATTTTTCTTGGAATGGTCAAGATGCAATGTTATGGATTGAGCAGAATGGAGAACTGATTAGTACCGAAAAGGAATCTATAATAGGCAACATAGTAGTTACAATTGCCGTATGTTATGGTAAACATAAAAATATTATAGCCGAGTTCGATACAATGAAAGAAGCAAGAAAATATGTAAAAGACGAAGGTTACAAAGACAGCATTGAATATTGGTATCTTGCCGCTGAAATTATAAACGAAGATGGCGATATAAATCCTGCTGTATGGGCTAAATCGAAAGCAGAGGCAGTTAGAAAGTTGAAAAAGTTATTATGATATTAATTCTGTAGCTTTCTGGCTACCATAATACAAATGATTATGAGTACACCAAGAACATTAAAATCGGCATTAGAAGCTGGTTCTGTGATTTGTAAACTATATGCCAAATATGACAAGAAAATCCGTGTAACAGTACAAGAACGCTTTCATCAAGCTGATAGAAAGATGTTTCTTGATTTTTGGATTGACAGAGAGTATTTCAAGCGTAATTATCCTAATACATACGACAGATTATGAGAATATATTTTGCACAAGTAGAAACAAGGTATAGGGCAATCAAAGAATGTCCATTTAGTCCTTCTGTAATTGCTAAGGTTTATGGTGGGTTTATGTGTTTTGAATCTCGTTCGGACTACAATATATGGAAAAATCAAAAATGAAAGCAGATTTAGTTTTAGTTATCAGCCCCGAAGCCCCATTGACGAAGCAACTAGGCAAAGTGTTTGGCAAGCTGGTAACCCCTTATAACTTCTCTACTATAGAGAGGAGCGAGAAGTATGTCACGATACGGCATGATGAAACTGGGCTTGTAGTGGCTTATACGAGTGAAGAAAGATTGAATGTGAAACATTAAATATTGATTATTATGGGTGAAATAGCAGATAGTTTAATTAGTGGTGAATTTGATTGCATCACCGGTGAGTATTTAGGTGATGCCGTTGGCTATCCAAGAACTTATGTACGTGAGGCGCATGGGTATGTACCATCTTTTGGAAAGAAACCATCAAGCAAGGCGAATGTATGTATTACCAACATGTGCAAAGATAGAGGCTTCGACAACCGCCAAAAGATAGAGTTGGTTGCCAAGTTCTTGCACGGTAAGGGCTATGAGCAGCTACCTAAATTAGGGCGGCAATACAAGATAATATTCAATGAATATAAGTCTGAGTTTAAAAGATTTTTAGTTGAACAAGTAAAGCAAAGAAGCAATGAATAATATATTTACAATCTGCTATTCAGAAGAAGAAGCGAACGAAATAGGGCACTTCATAATGAGTAAAGGTTATGAGGGTGTCCAGAATGATAGTTACAGATATTGCCGTGAATCAATTCGGTGGGCTTTAAAACAATCTAAAAGACATCATTTATCTTATATCTATGTTGGTGTTATGGGTTGTCAAATGTGCGTATCCAGAAACAAGCGAGGTCTTAGACGAAAAGGTCTTAAATACATAGAGAAGAAGCGAATGTTCTATGAATTGTTAGAATTTACCGAATATTTGAAAAAAGTACGTGGACTTAATAAATAGCTTATGAACACAATAAACGAAAACGGTTGCAGTGTATGCCAACCCGGCAAAGAAAATTACACCACCTACAACACCAGGTTGAGAGGTAAGAGAGTGAGAATGTACCAGTACGATTACCGTACTGAAAGTGGTGAACTGTTTTCTTGCTGTGCGCCTATTTTAGAGGCGTGCAGAGAAAAACGGGATAAATGGCTTAGTTTACGACAATAAATCGATTGTCATAAATAACGATTGAAGATGTTTCTGTGTCTTTGGTTATGGTTGTACCTTAGTGGCGCTATCGCGGGTTAGAGCAGTGGTCAGCTCGTCACTTTGACTTGGTGAAGGTCAGCGGTTCGAATCCGTTACCCGCAACTACTTAGTTATTCAATTAAAAATGGCACGATTATGAATATTTTAACACTCTCGATTAAACAGAAGTATTTCGATGAAATCTTAGCAGGCAAGAAAACTCACGAATACCGTGAAATCAGACCAACTAACGCTAAGAAGTATATCACTTACCTCTGTGGTGGCAAAGAATATCCGGCTGATGCAGAACTACCTGAAGAAGGAGAGGCTGAATTAAAGCCTATCAAGTATGATGCCATCAAGCTTCTGACAGGTGCATATACGGGCAAGCGTCCTTATATCATTGTAGAGGTAAAGAACGCAGAAGCAGTAATTCTCACAGATGAAAACGGTAATGATATTGTTTACGAATATCAAGGCGAAGAATATCTTGCCGCACAAATGGATTATACTTTGGGTAAGATATTAGAGAAACATATAGATTGATTTGTTTAACTTTTAAAATTAGAAAGCAGAGTCGCAAGAAGAATTAACAGAGTAGCCGGGCCTCGCAGAAATATGAATGGTGCAGGGGCAGGTGGTAGATTGGTTGCCAATCGTAGAGGTACAGCAAGTACTACGCAGTTAGGTTCACGTAGGCAGCGTTACGCTGATTTACGTGTTTCAATGGGATTAAACGGTGGCTAACCTATGAACAAGGTAGAACGAGCGAACCGGTATATAGACCTCATTCGGGTAAAATCGAATGAGGCTTTACTGTTTTTATCACTTGGTAAGGATTCGCTTGTTCTGCTTGATTTAGTCTATCCAAAGTTTGACCGGATTGTTTGCGTGTTCATGTACTTTGTCAAGAATTTGGAGCATATTAACCGTTGGATAAACTGGACTAAAGCCAAGTATCCGAAGATAGAGTTTGTTCAAGTACCACATTGGAACCTTACTTATATTCTCCGTGGCGGTATGTATTGTGTGCCAAATCCGAAAGTAAAGCTATTGAAGTTGGCAGATGTGGTAAAGGCTATGCAGCTTACTCATGGAGTTTATTATACATTCTTGGGCATGAAAAAAGCTGATGGTATGAATCGTAGGCTTATGTTGAAAGGGTATGAGGTAAACGGTTACGAGAATAACGGTATGGTTTATCCTTTGGCTGATTGGACACAAAAGGATATTCTTGCTTATATGAGGCAGCACAATTTACCTGAACCAGTTCGGTATTCATTGAAAGCCAGTTCGGGAGTAGGTTTCAATCTTGATTGTATGCTTTGGATGGAGAAGAATTACCCGCAAGATTTACAGAGAATTTACAGAGTTTTCCCGATGGCTGAAAGAGTGCTTTGGGAGTATCATAATCAACAAAATTAATAAGGAGAATTGCTGAGTCAGAAAAAGAAAGACAAGAGAACAGATATATGCTCAGGCAGAAAGATTGAGCGAAGCTAACTGGAGAAGAAAAAATACATGGAGTAGCAGTGCCGCAAGCAGGCGTGCAAAACAATCTCGTGATAATCTTATAGCAAGAGCCGAAAGGAATACTCTTCGGCAGAGAGGTTTCGGTCTAAGTAATGGCTAATATGGAATTATCAAAATACATAAAGAGTGAATCGATGGAACTTAATCGTTCTGCCATTCACTTTGCGGATTATAATCCCCGAAAACTATCTGATGAATCACGTAAGACACTGAAACGTGGCATCAAGAAATTCGGATTGGTAGGTGGAATAGTTGTGAATAAGCGTACCGGGCTTACCGTAGTTAGCGGACATCAACGTTTGTCTGTCATGGATGAATTGCAGAAGTTCCCCGATAATAACTACCGTATTCGTGTCGATGTCATAGACGTGGACGAGCAGCAGGAAAAGGAGTTAAACATTCTAATGAACAACCCTAATGCACAAGGTACATGGGATTTTGACGCTCTTGCCCGTATTGTTCCTGATATTGACTGGAAAGATGCAGGTCTGACCGATGCAGACTTGAATATGATTGGTGTCGACTATCTTTTGCAGACCGAAGAGGAAAACTCTATTGCGGATGCTTTGTCTGATATGATGGTCCCAGTTTCCGAACAGAAAGAAGCCGATAAAGCCGCCAAGCAGTTGGAACGTGCCGAAAAGGTTGCCCACATGAAAGAGGTCAAGCATCAGGTGAAAGAAAACGCACAGAAGCAAGTCGAGAACATGGATGCCTATGTGATGTTGTCCTTTGATACCTATGAAGCTAAAGCCGCTTTCTGCGAAAGGTTCGGGTATGATCCGGATATGAAGTTCATAAAGGGAGAAGTATTTGATGAACAAGTAGAAAGAATAGATTAATTATTGGGAGGAAAGCTGAGTTAGAAAGAAAACATATAGCCAGTTATATCAGCAGTCCAGACGAATAATGTACAACGCTGGAAGGGCAATACGGGTTAGGTTCTGCAAGACAAAGAAACATAAGGGATAGAACGAAATCTATAATGGGAAGATATGCTGAGAAAATAGATAGCTATTTCTCAAAAAGAGGAGTTGATGTCTATGGAAACAAGCCAATTTCTCGCCGTGTATATATGGGTAACAATAACGGTTAAAATTATGATTGGCGATTTTATACTTTGGATAAGGAATGTTCTAAAGCAAAACCTGTTTTGTGTTCATCATTATGTTTGGAAAGGTAGTGTGATGTTCTCTGAGTTCAGGTATGAACAATGTGAGAAATGTGGAAAATTAAAGAAGTAATATGAGCAATAGTGAATCTCAAAATAGAAAAGGTAAAGGAGGAAGAAAGCCAAAGTTTGATTATACAAGCGAGGACTTTCTTTCTCTCGTGGAATCGTATGCCAAAAAGGGATTCACTGATAAGGAAATTGCCTATGCCATTGGGATTTTACCACAAACTTTCTGCGAAAAGAAAAGTGAGTACACCGAAATATCCGAAGTCTTAGCGCGTGGGCGCGCGACAATCAATGCCACTGTAAGGGCTAAATTCCTTGCAATGGCTCTCGGTGGCATAAAAACCAAAAGCACCGTGGTAAGAAAGCTCCGTGATTCAGAAGGGAATTTGACGGGCGAAGATGAATTACAAGTTAGCGAAAGCGAGTTGGCACCAAACTTGCAAGCAATGTCTGTTTGGCTGTATCACCATGATGAGGATTGGAGAAAGGTTGAACGCAAGCAGGATGAAGACGCTGATATTCCAACAGACATAGAGCATGGCATCAACATTGATTCCTGGATTAAAGACAAGCTAAAATGATAGTACCCCAAGAAATTTACCATCCATTATACGAGGATAAGGAAAAATTTATAATTCTTATTACCGGTGGGCGTGGTAGCGGAAAGTCTTTCAATGCTTCTACTTTTATTGAGCGGTTGACTTTTGAAATGACTCCTGTAGAGAAGATTGTGCATCAGATTCTTTACACCCGTTACACGATGGTTTCTGCCGGTATGTCTATCATCCCCGAAATGATGGAGAAGATAGATTTGGACGGTACCACGAAATATTTCAAGACCACAAAGACGGACATAGTCAATAAGATGACTAAGAGCCGTATCATGTTTCGGGGTATCAAGACTTCTTCCGGGAACCAGACAGCAAAACTGAAATCCATTCAAGGCATTACGACTTTCGTCTGCGATGAAGCGGAAGAGTGGACAAGCGAAGATGAGTTCGACAAGATAATGCTCTCCATTCGCAAGAAGGGTATTCAGAACCGGATTATCATTATAATGAACCCATGCGATTCCAATCACTTCATCTACAAGAAATACATTGAGAAAACTCACAAGCTGGTAGAGATTGACGGTGTGCAGGTTCAGATTTCCACTCATCCGAATGTGCTCCATATCCATACTACGTATTTTGATAACTTGGATAACCTTTCTCCTGAGTTCCTGAAAGAGGTGGAAGATATGAAGGTGAGTAATCCTGAAAAGTATGCTCATGTGGTTATCGGCCGGTGGGCTGACGTTGCAGAAGGTGCTGTGTTCAAGAAGTGGGGAATTGTTGACGAGTTCCCGGCTTGGGCAAAGAAAATTGCTTTCGGGCAAGACTTCGGTTATACGCATGACCCGTCTGCTTCCATTCGTTGTGGTATCGTTGATAACGCCCTTTACTTGGATGAAGTGGATTACCGTACTGGATTGCTTTCTTCTGACATCATCAAGACTCTTCGCCCGTGGGGATTGAAAGTCATTGCTGACAGCGCAGACCCACGTTTGATTCAAGAGATACACAACGGAGGAATCAAGATATATGCCGTAGAGAAAGGTGCAGGCTCTATCAATGCCGGAATTGACAAAATGAAAGATATGGAGATTTATATAACCAAACGCTCGTACAACTTGCAAAGCGAGTTCAGAAAGTATGTTTGGGCAAAGGATAAGGACGGGAACTATATCAACGAACCGGAAGACCATGACAATCACGGAATAGATGCTGTACGTTACTATGTATTGGGTGAGCTTCTTGGTCAGATTCAGAAGCCGAAAGATTTAACAGGAATATTCACACATTAAAAATATAAACTATGCCATTGAATTTAGAAGAAATATTAGCATTGCCTGACATCGGGCAGAAGATAAACTACCTGAAGAAAGGTAGGAAGACTGAACTTCCCGACCGTTGCAAACTTTGGGATGATTGGAATCCGGAACGCCACGAAATCATTGTGGATAAAGAAAAGTATCCGGACAGAAAAGTACTTGATAAGGAATCCGAAAAAGTTTTCGATGAAAAAACTGGTAAGACTTATGAAATCGAAGCAAAGTATAAGACTGAACCGGTGAACCGTATTTCTATTCCATTGGAACAAGATATAGTGAACATTCAAACTGCTTTCACGGTCGGCACAGAACCGTCTATGGATTGCATTCCGACTGATGATGATGAAAAGAAGCTGCTGGATGCGGTAAAGGCTGTATTTAAATCCAACAAAATCAAATACCAAAACAAGAAGATTGTCCGTGCCTGGCTCTCCGAACAAGAAGCGGCAGAATATTGGTATGTTACCGATGATGATTCGTTTTGGGCAAAGTTTTGGAAGAAAGTTAAGACTACGTTCGGTGGCAAGGTCAAGCCCACCAAGAAACTGAAAAGCGTGTTATGGTCTCCATTCAGAGGTGATAAGCTATACCCGTTCTTTAACGATGAAGGTAAAATGATTGCTTTCTCACGTGAGTATAAAAAGAAGCTCATGGATGATTCGGAGGTCACCTGCTTTATGACTATCACGGACAAAATGGTTTATCAATGGGATTTGTCTAAAGGGTATGAAGAAAGAACGCCTTTTGCTCATGGATTCCCAAAACTACCGGTTCTCTATGCTTATCGTCCTGAACCTTATTGCAAGAAGATAAAGACCTTCCGGGTCCGGTTGGAGAAACTATTATCCAATTATGCTGATTGTATAGACTACCATTTCTTCCCACTATTGAAGCTAATTGGTGATGTAGAGGGTTTCATGGGTAAGGTTAAGGATAGAATGGTCAAACTTACAGGTGAAGGTGCGGATGCCCAGTATCTGACGTGGAACCAAGTTCCGGATACGGTACGTTTTGAAGCAGAAACACTCACCAATATGGCTTATGATATGTCAAACACTCCAAGAATATCCTTTGAGACGTTGAAGGGGGTAGGCAAAGCATCAGGAACCGCTTTCCGCTTTATGTTCATGGGTGCACATATGGCGGTAGAAAATCACGGTGAGGCTATCGGTGAGTTCTTGCAGCGGAGAGTAAATTTTATTGTTTCTGCTTTAGGCTCTATCAATCCAACCGAGTTTAGCAAGGCATCGCAAACCATTGACATAGAGACAGAACTGGTTCCATATATGATTGATGATTTGAATGATAAGGTGGCTACTGCCGTTTCCGCTGTCAGTGGTGGCATCTGGTCAAGCGTGAGGGAATCATGTTTGCCGGAAATGCTGATAGGGTAGAAGAGGAACTTGCAGAAATCAAAGAGGAACAAGCGGCAAAGAATAACAATGCAGCGTCTCCTAACTCCAAAGGATAATTCATTACTTCATGTTCTTATCGTACTATTGAGCGGAGCTAATTTAGTTCCGCTTTTTTATTGCTAAATTCTATATTATAGAATATATTCTCTGGAAAAATTTTATAATTCAAAATTAATTCATATTTTTGCATCAAACAAAAGAGGTATGAGGATTGTATCACATAAGAAATTGAAAGAGTTCTACGAGACGAAAGGCTATGAAGATTCACGCATAGCCTTAGAACGTTGGTATGATATAGCGGAAAAAGCTGAATGGAAGAACCTATCAGACATTAAAGTGGATTTTCTTTCTGCTGACTATGTAGGCAACCAACACTACGTTTTCAATATCAGAGGCAACAACTATCGGTTGGTTGTCGTTGTTAAGTTTACAATTGGGTACGTCTTCATTCGCTGGGTTGGTACTCATAAAGATTACGATAAGATAGATTGTTCAACCATTTAAGAGATAGAAGTATGAATAAAGTAACGAAAGAACAGTATGAATTTGCTTTGGCGAGAGTGGAGGAACTTCTTCCATTGGTTGATGACAATACGCCTTCAAATGATAAGAATGCGGTGGAGCTTACAGTTATGTCCGATATTGTGATAGCATACGAAAAAGAACATTATCCGATAGAAAAACCGACTGTTGCGGAATTGATAGAGCTATCTCTTGAAGAGAAAGGGATGAGTCAAAAGCAACTTGCTGGTGAGATTGGAATAAGTCCATCGCGTGTGAATGACTATATCTCCGGACGTTCGGAACCGACCCTCAAAATTGCGAGGTTGCTATGTCGAGTGCTGAATATACCTCCGGCCGCAATGTTGGGATTCTAATCCAAAATACAAATATGAAAAAGAGAAAGAAAATAGTATTACTACTAGGTGCAGGTTTTCCTGTAGCATGGGGAGCTCCATTTTCCAAAGATATTCTTGATAGAATAATTGAAGATAAAGAATATATGTATGATAGTAATACAACTTGGGGTAAATTTATATTTGATACATTAAAATCTTTTTATGAAGAGGAGGACGGAGTCACTGTTAATTTCGAGACAGTGATTGCTGCATCGGAATCTATAATGAATTATGTTATAGCGTCAACCAATGAAAACAGGAATTCGTATAATACGTCATTTACTCCTGCTGTTAATGTCCTAATAGACTCCATCCAGCAAAAACTAAATGAGATATCTGATAAATTAGAGAAAAGGAGGCATTTTTATTCTATATACAAACATTTTGTGGATATTGTTATTCAACTCATTAAGGGATATGATGAAAAAGCTTGTACTGCTGAGTATAAACTACTAAATGAAAGATTGAACGAATTTATTGAATCTTTATTGAACAAGAAATATTCAGTAAAAATATATACCACAAATTATGACGCTATGATACCTCAGATTCTTTCAAAGCGTAAAATATATATGGGGGAACATTTGTTATCTGATTACAGTATTGTTTATAAAGCTGATTATTTAAGAAATAAAGACTCTCATTTAAGTTACTTTTACCTACATGGCTCTATCTATTGGACTTTTAAATTTGTAGAGAATAAATATAGAGTTGTAAAATCTACGATAACTGGAGAGGTGCAATCCTTAACTGCTCAAGGCGGAAATCCGAGTGAGAATTTAATTTTTAGCCCGATAATTGTTGGGTATACTAAGACTCAAAGAAGTCTAATGAATCCTTTTAATATCGGATTTACTAATTTTGCAAATGATTGTAATGATTGCAATAAGTTGCTAACAATAGGGTATTCGTTTTCTGATCCACATATTAATTCTATAATTCAAACTAATGTAGACTTTAATAAAGTTCGGCTTGCATGTATAGGATTCGTTGAAAGGTTTGAAGGTTCTTCAGAGTATACGAAAATAGATTACTTCATAAGAAGATTGTATAAAAAAAACGAGGATGAAAGTTGGTTCAACTCAATTAATAATAATTTTGTTGCATATAAAAAAGGGTTTTCTAATTTTATAGAGAATAGAGATAATTGGACTAAGATTTAAAGATTGCTAGCATAAAAAAGGCGTGATTCACTCAGTTTCACGCCTTTTTTATGCTCATTTCCCACAATCACCTGATTGTGGTTTTCTACCACTCCAATTATTCCCCTTTCATTCACTTACTGACTACTTTATATACCGTATTTACGACAATGGATTGATTGTCGTGAATGGGAAGCCTAAATATTTATCAGTCATCTGTATTGGTAGTATTTTTATTTCCGCAAATTGAATCTCAAATTTTAATTCATACGGTATGACAATCTTAGAACAAATTTTGGCAGGGCTGCAACAGAAGTATACTGGGGTGGACACTGCTATCTTAACCCGAATCGCTACTAAAAAAGCAGAGGGTGTAACGGACGAGACAAAGGTAAACTTTATTGTTGAGGGTATCAGTTTTTCGGACGTGCTTAACTCCTATGGTGATTTCCGTGCCGGGGATGCTTCCAAGACCGCAGTTTCCAACTACGAGAAGAAACATAACCTTAAAGACGGTAAGCCAATCGAGACTACCACAACCATCAAAACGGAAGAGAATAAAGACGATGTGCCTGCATGGGCGCAAGCTTTAATTGACTCCAACAAGAACCTTTCTGATAAGCTAACACAGTTTGAAACGGAAAAGGCTCAAGCAACACGTAGCCAGCAGATTTTGGCAAAGGCAAAAGAGTATGGTATTCCCGAAAACTACGCCAAACGATGCGCCATTAAGGACGATGAGGACTTGGACGCATACTTCAAGGACTTGAAGCAGGAGTTCGCAAATGACGGCTTCAAAGGCGTAACCCCTCCCGAATCAGCGGAAGAGAAGATTGAGAAAGAATCTGAATCTATCGCTAAAATGATTGATGAGGGTACGAAAACTATTGTTGAACAAAACAAGAATTAATTATGTCAGCAGGATTTAAGTATGACTTGGTTCCGCCCGTTGAGCAAGAGGAACGCTACGATGTCCAGACCGGCATTCGTAGACGTGGTCCGTTCAAACTTGATACGCAGAACCTGGTAGTGGGAAGTTTTCTTCCCGGATTTACACCGATTTGTGCGGACTTGAAAAACAAGTTCGCTTATGCGGTAATCAATGTGAGAGTTGCGGAAGCCTATACCACTGGTGGAGAGGCTTTGTCTATTAAAGTAGCTAAGAACTCTTTGGCTTATGTGGGTATGTTTGTCGGAAACGGCAAGAAAGGTGCAGAAGTAACGGCAATTGATAAGTCTAATGCCAACTACGATGTATTGACTATCAAGGCTGCTTTTGGTGAGAATATTGCCAAAGATGCTGTATTATTCAATGCGGTTGCAGTTGATGGTTTAAAGCAAAAGCATGTGGCTAATTCGGCTCTGTTTAACCGTACAAAGGTTGAGGACGGAATCACATTGGTTTCATTGCTTCGTACAGCCGCAGAAATTGAACCCTCAAAATTGGTTATGCCGTTCTCCGAGAACGATAAAGCCAACATGAAGGGATGGTTTGAATTTAACGAGTAAGGAGGTAGGATATGTTTTTAACGATTCAAACATTATTCGATGATGCGAACATCGTTTCCGCTATCATCAGACGTGTGAACCAGACACGCAAGGACACAATCTATTGGCAACAGTATTTTACTTTCCGCAGAGTAACTACTCGTGTGTTCAAGGATTATATCGGTTCTGTAACCGGAGTTATGGCCGGCTCTATCAATTCACGTTTTGGAGAGAAACCCATCCGTGAACGTCGGAACATCGGTTCTGGATATGGTGAGATTGCCTATTTGGGTGATGCTTATCAGATGTCTATTGACCGTCTTTCCGAATTGCAGGATTTGATTGACAAGTTCAATGCAGCTAAGCCAGCCGACCAAAAGGCTGCAATGGAAGAAATTGTAAATTTCCTGGCAGACGACTACCGTCAGATTACCCTTGCCGCCCACAAGCGTATGGATATTATTGTCGGTGCGCTGTTGATGCTTGGTGAAGCCACCGTTTACAACAAGGATGCTGCAATCACTTCCGGTCAGACCAATAATAAACTGCTGGAGATTACCCTTCCGTTCAATTTTATCAAGCCGAAAAGTGGAGATGTGGTTGTGGACGGAAAGAATATGTTTATCTCTTATTTGAGAGAGAAACTTCATTCCTTGGCACCGGACTATGGCGTTTATGCCAAGATGGTTATGACTCGTGCATCTTTCAACAAGCTTATTCTTGGTTCATCTGAATTTGGTGAGCAGTACAAGATGATTCTCGGCAGCAACGAAATGAAGTTGAGTACGGGATTGGTTTCCTCTTCTTTGGCTTCCGAAGTGTTCACCGGCATCGGTCTGCCTCGCATCGAAATCAAGGAGGACTATGTGAAAGACCAGACGGGAAAAAACGTGCAGATTTACGCGGATAACCGTATTACTCTGTTACCTTCTGACAACATTGGTTATATGCGCCATCATACCCCGTATGAAGCGACAGACCCGGTACAGGGACGTACTTATACCCCGTCAGAGGGGCAGATGCTTATCTCTAACTACCGTGACAAAAACGGTCGCTACATGGAATATACGGCAGAGTGGATTCCGCAGATTTCCAATCCAGATTTGATTACCAATTTCGATTTGAGCGAAATTGCATCCATCCAATCAGCATAAGGAGGTAGGATATGAAAGTAAAGGTTATATCAGTTTTCCGCGACAAGTTCACCGGAAAGTATTATACTCCCGGTGAAGTGATTGAAGTCGGTGAGGAAGCCCGTGTGCTGGATATGGAAAGCCGCAGACTTGCTGAACGGATTGAGGCAAAAAATACCGAAGTGAAAGCCCCTGAAGAAAAGAAGGAGGTGAAAATCTCCCTCTTTGAAAAGAAGTTTGAGAAGAAGGCTTTGGTTGACGCTTTGAAGTCTATCGGTGCGCAGGCTTCCGGCAATATGAAAGAGGAAACTCTTTTGGCTAAGGTTGCAGAACTGGATGAAGAATCAACAGCCAAACTGAAAGAAGCATTAGGTATCGAGTAAAAGGATAGGGTAGTGCTTCTACCCTTCCATTGTCTAATTTTATAAATCAGAAAAGAAATGAAGAATTTTATTTTTGCCATGTGTGGCTTTTTAATGATGTCTTTGGTTTCGTTGAGCGTGCAGGCATCAAGTGTGAAATCTCCTAAGTGTGAATACGTGAATCCATCGGTTGATGTTGGTCTGCCGGATATTCAGTTTATCACTTTGGAAACGGTTCCGGCTGATTGTGTTGTACTGACCATGACACCTCCCGTCTTCTTGGTTGCAAATAACCCGGCTATGATGTGTTCGATGAAAGAGGAAGCGGCTATTCAAGGGATACGAATTAATGTTCCCAAATGTCCGTTCAGATACATCTATAAATCTAAACATTGTACGCATTATAGCTATACCGCATATAGTAAACTGATTACACCATATTGAATGATAGCAGCCATGAGTAACAAGGAGTTTGTACTAAGCGTATTTGATGAGAACACCCCGTCTAATCTTGTAGTTGAAAATATACTTTCAAGAACGGGATTGGATGGTGAAGAACCTTTTGCCGAGGAAAATCGGGCAAGATTAGAGGTCGCTTGTGCAAAGCAAATTCCGTGGATGATACAAAATCCATCTTCGGTCAGCGAAAGCGGATTTTCTGTGTCTTGGTCTAATTATGTTGATAGTCTAATGAAATTGTACTCATGGCTGTGTAAACAGTACGGTTTGAAAGACGAACTGGGTAACAAACCTAAAGTGACTTTCTTATGATATTCGCTCCACACATATTGCAGGTTAAAGTTATCACCCCGATGGCTAAGGATGAGTTCGGAAGACCCATTCCCGGTACAGGTGGTGAATACTGGCAGGAGGTAGGCAAATGCCGTTGTGATGATAACACTACCAAAGAGTTTTCATCTGATAACGGCTCTGTGTATCGTCCGAATTATCATGTAGTATGTGAGAAAAGAATTACTGTCAAGGCTGGCGATGAAGTACGTTGCATGGATGGTGATGGCGTAAGAGGTCAAGGCGAAGTCTACACGGTAAAGAGTACAAACTACTTTAACTACTCGGAATTATGGATGTAGATTTCGATTTCTCAGATGTCGACTCCTTTTTCGATGAAGGAGAATGGGAGGTCGAAAAGAAGATGATTGATGTAGGCGATGAAGCTGTGAAGTACGCAGAGGAACATGGGGATTATCAAGACCATACACTCACTTTGAGAACGTCCAATGATTACGATGTCGATAAAGACGGTTTGACACTGAAAAACGAAGCGGAATACGCATCATTCGTAGAATCTAAAGGGTATGATGTTTTAAGTGGTGCCGCTCTTCATGCGGAGAAACGATTAAAAGAAGAATTTGAAAAATGAAAAAGTACATTGGAACAAAACAGATTGAAGCTGAACCTATGAAAATGGGCGAAGCTGACGAAAAATGCTTGATTGCAGTAGGTGGAAAGCTAACAAAAGAAGAACGGTCTATAAATGGCTATCATGTGAAGTATGATAATGATATAGAATCATGACTTCCTAAAGATGAGTTTGAGGAAACATATAAGTGCGCTGATACTTTCCTTGACCGTTTGCTTATTGAGCAGCAGGATTTAGCCGAAAAGTTTAGTAAGCTGTGTGCTTTTGTAGATACTCCCAAGTTTGAAGAAGTTGTAAAAAATGAACACCAACGTGATTTGCTTCTGCAACAGCGTGATTATATGGGCGAGTATTTGAACATTCTCAATCAACGTATCAAAGCATTGGGATGATAGTAACTACCGACATAGGAAACATTCTCTACCGGGATTGCAAGGCTTTCGGAATAAGCATAGTACCCAACGGGGAAACGCTGACGGGTGAATTGAAGTCCGAAAGGATTGTCATTCACACGAAGAAGCAACAGCCGGGGACTTATTGGAAGAAGTCTTTCGCAGAAGTGAATCTTTGTGTGCCCGATTTGAGCAAGAATGAAGCCAACTCTATCCGACTGAATGAGCTTGAAAGACAAGCTATGAAGATATTAAGGAGTACAGGTTCCTATAATGGTTCTTTTTATCGCTATTCTATCTATAATATAGGAACGGAAGCGGATACTGCTTTAAAGTGTCATTATGTGAATGTTAGTGTTTTGTTTGAAGTTTTAAATGTAAAATAGTTATGGCAGAGAATAAAAAAATTGTGGTGGTAAACCTTCAGAAGCTGGAGGTTGCGCCGATCGGGGCTGGTGGTGCCGAAGGTTCTGTTTTTGAAGAAGTCCCGGTAGTTCATGAGGACACCTTCACTTATGAGGATGAAGATCCGGAGGTTAAGGATTACAAAGATGTAGCTGGAAATACCTATTATTCCTCTAAAAAGCCGGGTGCGGTTAAGATCAATGCTTCTATTGGTATGTATGATCTTGAAACTAAGGCTAAATTCCAAGGAGGTAAGTTTACTGCGGGTTCAGAAAGTAAGCCGGGTACATGGGAACGTGCCGATCATGTAGAAAGTAAAGAGTTTACCGTCCGTGCCACAACTGAAGATGGTGTGAAAATTATTTTTCCTCGTGCCGGTGTTTCTGCTTCTGGTAAAGCGAATGAAAAGGCAATTGGCTTAGCCCTTGTTTTTACGGCGTTGAAACCAACCAAAGCCGGCGTTCCTATTGAGCGCTGGGAAGACGGGGAGGATACAACTTTGGGTGGATAAGTTAATGACGAGGGTGAGCAATCACCCTCTAATATTTAAACTATGAGTGAGGTTTCAAAAAACATATCAGAGTTACTTTCCGGTACTTATGGAAAAGCTATTGTTGTAGGGGGAACAGTATATGTAATCAAAGCTCCTTCTATCAAAGTGATAATGAGGGCTACCCAATATTTAAGTAAGGTCGATTTACCGGAAAATGGCACTGTGCGGGAATTAATGAAGGTCGCTCCTGTCAATTTGGAGAATATCGTCAAGGGACTTTCATTCTTGGTGGTTGGTGATGTCCCGAATTATCAAAAAAGAGCTGAAAGCCTCGAACGGCAGATGCTTTCAGGTTCTAAAGAAGAATTATTGCAAGCGTATTTTGTCGCTTTTGAGTTAATAACCGGACGTGATTTTTTCGTAGTCTGCCAGTTAGCGATGGAGCTGGCAAATCTAACAGTAAAACCCAAATAGTAGGAGGAAATACCATCGTAGGAAGTATTACCTTATTTATGGAAAATTTGCATCTTTCTTACAGGGAGGTGTATGAGGATCTTCCTTATCTTCTTTTGCTCTTGATGAGTGCTGATAAACCTATCGATATCCATGAGGATAAAGATGGAACAGAAGTAAAGAAGATGTCGGGAAAGGATCTTATGAGACAAAAAAGAGGAGCATGATTCTATATTCACGACAATCTTTCCATTGTCATGTATCTATTCTCATAAAATTCTACTACTTCATTTGTCTAATGTACTTTTATCCAAAACATTGATGTATGCCCAAATTAGCGTTTCACATAGAAGCAGACTATCAAAAAGTCATTAAGTTACGGGAAGAGATAGATAAGCTGAAATCTACTATTTCTGGGATGGATGGCAATACATCTCCAGCTACTTTCCGTGCGATGGAAGCCCAATTAGCTAAAAACACGAAAGAATTGGATTCTCTTGTCGTTTCAGCTGTACGTGCTGGTAATGAGATAAATCAAGGTTTTAAAAAGAAAATATTTGATGCCTCGCAAGTTGTAAACGGGTTCTCAGAAAAGATTATCGCTCAAAAGTCGGTAATTAAAGGCATAGAAGCGGATGTAAAACGCCTTGGTGAAGCCTATCGCATCGCATTGAAAAGAAATCCATTGTCCGCTAATAAGAAATTGGAAGAATATAATGCTGTACGTAAGGCTTTGGATGAAGAGAAGGCAGTTTTGTTCGACTTGACACAACAACAAGCTGGGGCACGTCTGTCTGTAAAGAAACTTCGTGACGAATATGCCCTTTATAAAGACGATGCTAAAGAGGTAGTAGAGAGCAATAACGGTATTGCTATTTCTTGGAAGAAGGTATTGGCTGTTATCGGTGGGGTAGGTGTGTTGAAAGCGTTGGGTTCTGAAATTATCCGTGTGCGTGGCGAGTTCCAAGCCGCAGATACGGCTATTCAAACCTTGTTGGGAAGCAAGGAAAAAGCGGATGCGCTTATGTCGCAAGTACGTGAATATGCTAAGATTTCTCCGTTAGAGTTTTCGGATGTAACCCAAGCTACGCAGATGATGTTAGGCTTTAATATCGAGGCTGAGAAAGTACCACGTTATTTACAGGCTATTGGCGATGTCTCTATGGGAGATACCCAAAGGTTTAACTCGCTTACGTTGGCTTTCTCTCAAATGTCGGCGGCAGGAAAGTTGATGGGGCAAGATCTTAATCAGATGATTAATGCCGGATTCAATCCATTACAAATCATGGCAGATAAGACCGGAAAATCTATTGCTACGCTCAAAGATGAGATGTCTAAGGGGGCTATTTCCGCAGAAATGGTACAGCAAGCATTCATAGACGCCACTTCCGCTGGTGGTAAGTTTTATAATATGTCTGAGAACGCTTCAAAAACTATTAACGGCCAGCTGTCAATGATGCAAGATGCGATGGATTCAGTATTCAATGAATTGGGGCAGAAATCGGAAGGTGTCATAATTAAGGGTATCCAAACAACCACTTCGTTGATAGAAAACTATGAAACGATAGGTAAGGTATTGGCCGGGTTGGTTGCTACCTATGGAGCCTATCGTACCGCCGTGATGCTGGTTACCGCTGCTGAAAGCAAACATACTATTGTAGAGATAGGGCTTACCAATGCTCGTGTATTGGCACGGAAAGTACAGCTTGCTCTTAATGCCTCAATGCTTACCAATCCTTATGTTGCTTTGGGAACGGTAATTATTGGTTTGACAGCTACAATGTTGGCTCTATCTGACAGTACAACCATAGCAGAAAAGGCTCAAAAGAGATTCAATGATGAACAGGATAAAATGATTCAACAAGAGACAGATCGAAAGAATCAAGTTGAATCATTGATACGTATAATTCAAGATGAGACAGAAACGGAATTAGCTAAAATATCCGTTTACGAACAGCTACAGAAACTATCTCCTGCGATAACAGGAGCGTACAAGTTGGAAGAATTGGCCGTGCTTGATTTAGCAGAAGCAAATAAGTTATTAAATAAAGAACGTGATACCAATACCTATGATTCGTATATCCGAAACATAGATGAGTCTACGCAGCGATTAAAGAAATTACGAGAGGACAACGGGAGACTTATAGGCGTATCTCCTTCAACAGGAATACCGCTTACTGTAAACAACAATAAAGCGATTGCGGAAGAAGAAGAACGTATCAAACTCCTACAAAAAGCGTTAGAAAATTTCAAAAGAAAACTGTCAAAATCAACAACAGACACGACAAAAGAAGAAATAAAAAATAAATCCTACTGGGAGAAGCAGAAAAAAGAAGCGGAAGCCGCTCGTGACGCTTTAGCTGTTTCTGAGAAAAATTCAAAGAAATGGAATGAGTACACTAAACAGATACAGGAGGCACAGGAACAAATAGACAAATATTCAAATCCAAATGAGAAGGATAAGAGTACGGATAATCAACTCAAGCAACAAGAGAAATTGATAGACGAACTTTTATCCCTTCGCCGTCAAAACCAGCAATCCGAGATCGATCTGATGAAAGAAGGATCGGAAAAGAAGATCGCCCAGATAAACCTAGACTATGACAATGAGATCGCCGCCATACTTACCAAGGAAAAAGAGTGGAAAGACGCTCAAGGCGGCAAACTGACTAAGGAACAGATCGTGGAGATTCGTACAGCCTTGGTCAATTCATACGTTAAACGAGAGCAATCGACCTCCAATGTGAATAAGGAACAACTGGAGGAAGAGAAACGCGCCATGAACGAATACCTGAAAGAATATGGTTCGTATCAGAAAAAACGTCAGGCTATCACGGCTATTTATAATGAGAAAATAGCAAAGGCTACAACGAAATGGGAACGGCTTTCCCTTGCAGAAGGTATGAAAAAGGAACTGGCAGACGTGGATAATGAAGCCCAAAAGAGTACCTCCATTATCACCCGGCTGTTTGATGATATGAGTAAAAAGAATATCACCTCTATTCGTGCCATTGCGGATGAAGCGGAAAAATTCTTGTCTTTTCTTGAAAGAGGGGAATATTCCTCTGATAATTCATTCGGTATTACCAAAGAACAGTTTGATGTGCTTCGCAAGTCACCGGATCAGTTGAAGGCCATCAAGGATGAAATAGCCAATGTTCGCCGTGAAGCTGACCAAATGGAAACCTCTTTTAATAAAGTTTCAAATGGCTTGAAAAAAGTCTTTACCTCTGAAAGTGATGCCAAGAAGTTAAAAGAAGGTTTGGCAGAAATAGAAGAGGGCATGAGTGAAATTATGCAGACCGGACAGTTCCTCTCTGATACGTTTTCGAAGCTCGGAGATTCGTTTGGTGGTGTATTCGGTGGGATAGCTGAAGGTTTCAGTGTGGCTATGGACACTGTAAGTTCTGCAATGAACGGTGCGAAAGCCGGTTCCATGTTCGGTCCGATCGGTGCGTCTGCCGGTGCTGCCATTGGCGTTGTTACATCTTTGGCCGGTGCCATCGCCAAAATCCATGACAAGAAGAACGAAAAACGTATTCAGCGGTTGCAGGATCAAATTGATACATTGGATAAATCTTACGGTAAGTTGGAAAAGTCAATCGAGAAGGCCTATTCAAAGGATGCTTCCAAAATGATTGAGCAGAACAACAAGCTGCTGGAGCAACAGAAGATCCTTATCCAGCAACAGATCAGAGAGGAACAGGACAAGAAAAAAACTGATGACAGCCGTATCAAGGAGTGGCAGGAACAAATCGAGGAAATCAACGACGTCATAGCGGACAACAAGGAGAAGGCCGTGGACGCTATCTTCGGTGAAGACCTGAAATCCGCCATTGACAACTTCGCTAACGCACAAGCCGAAGCGTGGGCTTCCGGTGAAGACCGGGCAGAATCGGCAAAGGATACTGTCAAAAAGATGATGCGCCAGATGGTCACAGAATCCATCAAGGCAGCAACGGAATCTTCCGGTGCGATGGAGAAGATTCGTGACAAACTGAAGGAGTTCTATGCCGACAATGTCCTTTCCGGTTGGGAACAGGATTATATCTATAATATGGCGGAAGAACTGCAAAAAGAGATTAACAGGCAGTTCGGTTGGGCTGATAGCCTGATGAAAGATGAGGTGGAAGAACCGGAGAAAGAAGAAGTTTCTGAAAATTCCCTGAAAGGCGCGTATGCCAAAGCCTCCCAAGAAAGCATAAACCTGTTGGCCGGTCAGACCGGAGCTGTCCGTGTTCTGTTGGAAGACATCCGCGGCAGTATGCAACCGATCCGTGAACAAATGAGGCTGATCTATGATATGCAATCCAGAGGTTGGGAAGATGTGAAGGCCATCCGCGAACTATCAGATAAAGTGGAAAAGAATACCGATCGGATCGCCGAGAATACGAGAGAGATCAAAGAGGTTGCCGGTAAGATATCGGAGAACACCAGAGGCACGGTTGATGCCTTGGAAGGTACTATTAACGTAAAAGTAAAAATGTAGCATTATGGATAAAGAGTTTTTTGAGATAGCAAACCGGTTAGGTGCCTGCCGGTTGTTGCATGGCACGGAAAACAAAGAAGAGCTTATGCGCCTTCTGCTGACACCGCAGGGTACGGAGTTCTGCACGAAGAATAATTTCCCGTCTATGGAACAATTACGAGAGTTCCGGGGCAAGAAGGCCGAAAGCATGGGAATCTATATCGAGACGGACGTGAAACTGACGAATCCGGTGAAGGTATTCTTGGCCGGTTCCAAGGCAATCCTTCATTTTGATACGATCGGCCGCTACAACGTGATCCTGATGCACGGGGCGGAAGCCGAGATCCATGCGAGTAACTATGCCGTGGTGTTCGTAAAGAACGCTGGCGGTAAGGTAATAACTCATAAAGACCATACAGCACGTGTATTATGACAATAGATGGAAAAGACGTATATACTGAATGGGGATGTAAATTATTGGAAGGTTCTTTTGATGATCTTCTGAAATACCCCAAACGTAAGGCAGTCAAATATAACAACTGGGCGGAAGCCGACGGAATCGATCCCGATCTCTCGGTTGTGGAGTTCGAACCTAAGACCGTCAAGTTGAAATTCCTCATGAAGGCAGAAACGCTTGAGCAGTTCTGGTCTGGGTATAGAAAGTTTGTTGCTGATCTGTCCGCACCGGGCTATCGGGAATTCAATCTTATTGCCGGTATGACCAACCGCTTACGATTCAATGCCGGCTCTTCTCACGAACAGCCTGTGCCATTTAATGCAGGGGAGAACGTATCTGTGTTTGAACTTTCTTTTGTCGAGGACAATCATGCCATTTATCCGGCAACTCCGGCCGGCGGTATCGGACTTCGCGGGCAGTATGCGATTAATGGGATAGACTTTGCAGACTTCGGTATAGGATCGGATGATAACCAGGAGGACATCTTGAAATATCCTGCGGTTAAGGCGCCGTTCACCGATGGCCGTACGGTAGACCTTTCGACAATCAAAACCCAGCATAGGGAAATAAAACTGTCCCTTTGGATGTTGGCCGGCAGTGTGGAAGAGTTTCTGAATAATTATCGGGCATTCTTTAGCCAGATATCCGGTGTAGGAAATCAGGAATTATATATTAAGACATTGGATGGTATCATTCAGGTGTACTATACGGATTGCCCGTCCTTTTCTGTGGAAGTCTGGCTGGAGAACCGGATAGGGGCAAGATTCACTATTTCTGTTGTTGCTCCCGTAGTGAGTTGGATAGATGCCGGCGGTGATGTTCGTTACCGTGTGCTGAAAGATCCGGATTTGGGGTTATTGGCAGATGAGCAAGGTAGAATAATAGTTTTCAATTGATATGGCAGAAGAATTTGAAATAATCAGGGCTAATTTGCTTCCGGCAGCCGGAACAATAACCGATAATGATATGATCCTGATCATTCAGGGTGGGAGACCTAAGCGTGCTTTGCCCTCTGCAATGAAAGGTAAACAGGGCGATCCCGGCCTTAGTGCGTTTTTAGGGATAAACGATAAATACATCCTTTGGAAACAAGGAGCTAATGGTGCTTGGCAGAATCTGTTGGAAATTGAGAAAATTCGTGGGCCGAAAGGAGAGAAGCCGGTTTTTCGAAAGTTGAACGGTACGCTTCAAATGAAATACGAAGGTGAGCCGGATAGTGCATACGTGGATATTTTCGACCGTGAAGAATTGAAAATGAAGTTTTCCGATCTGACACCAGCAGAAGTGGATCAATTGAAACTGCATTTTTCTGATCTGACAGAGACTGATAAGGCCGAACTTATGAAGCCGGCAACGGATGCGGCAAAAGAGGTTCGTGAACAGATGTCCCAAATTAAGGAGGAAGCTAATACTGCTATATCGAATGTAAACACCGCAAAAGTGAGCGCAGAGGCGGCAACCAAGGCTGCAAATGATGCCGCAGCTTTAGCAAATGCCGCAGCTGGTCAAGCAACTCAATCTGCCGGAGATGCTGATGCAGCGACCAAATTGGCTGTTGCTGCCGCTGCATTGGCGGAGGAAAAAGCCGGTATAGCCAATACCGCAGCCGAGAATGCCGATACCGCAGCAGCTTCAGCCAATATGGCAAAGGAAGAAGCAGATAAAGCAACTGTTGAAGCCAATATAGCCGCAGGAAAGGCCAATGATGCCGCAGGAAAGGCTGACACGGCAACATTAAATGCCAATACCGCAACGGATAAAGCGAATGAAGCAGCATCCTCGGCTACAACTGCCGCCGAAAATGCTAATGCGGCTGTAGAGCGTGCGGATGATACCATAGCTTCTGCCGAGACTGCTACAAAATCGGCGACGGATGCAGCTTTGGCCGCAAACACGGCAAAAGAAAATGCAGACAAGGCGGCAAATACAGCCAAAGCTGCCGCTACTCTGGCCAATGAAAAGGCAGGACTGGCGGATACGGCAGCTTTGGCTGCTAATACGGCAAAGGAAGATGCCATAGTCGCAACCGGCAAGGCCAACACAGCCGCCGACCGCGCCAATCGTGCAGCCGAAGCCGCCGAAGGAGTCATCAGTGGACTACAACCCGACTGGAACGTTACCGATCCTGTCAATAAGAACTACATCAAGAACAAACCGGAGATCCCGACGTTAGAGGCTATCCCGGACGAAAATACATTGAGCTATGTCAATACCGACGGTACAACCATCAATTTTCGTATCGGCGATGAAGTACGTGTAGCGGAAGAAGGTGAATATGTGTTCTACCGGCTTTATGATCTTGCCGGGGGAAAAGCTTCGTGGAAGGAATCCGGCAGCGGTACAGCCTTGCCCGGTAATGTTTATCTGACAGGAGCCAATTATTACAATGAATCAGTACGAACGATAAAACAAGGATATTTGAGCAATGAGTAAGAAAGGTGCATTTATTTATCAACAGATCGAACTGACGACCGCCGAATGGGCAAGCGATACGACGGTCTATCCGGCATCGGTATGGCTCTTCGAACGATTGGAGAATGGCAAGTTCAGCATGAAGCTATCCGACGGAGTGCATACGTTTGCAGATCTTCCGGCTGTTTTGCAGGATATACAGGTCAGTGTCAAAACCAATAACGAAACGACATATATTCTCCAGATAACGACCGCAGCCGGAACATTCGACACACCGAACCTTAAAGGTGCAAAAGGTGATAAGGGAGACAAGGGCGAAACAGGCGCAAAGGGTGAAACCGGAGCCAAAGGAGAACAGGGTTTGCAGGGTGTCCCCGGTCCTCAAGGCGAACGGGGCGAACAAGGTCCCCAAGGAGAAACAGGCGCACAGGGTCCGAAGGGCGAACGAGGCGAACAAGGTCCGCAGGGCTTGCAGGGCGAGAAAGGCGAAACGGGTCCACAGGGCGAACAGGGTCTGCAGGGCATACAGGGCGTTCCCGGCAAGGATGGGGCAATCACTGTAGATGCTCCGTCCGACACATCTGCGTATGGCAGGAAAGCCGGTGGATGGGTGAAAGTCGTTGAAGCTGTAACGGGAAAAGGTCTGTCAACCAATGACTACAGCAACGAAGAGAAAACAAAGGTATCCGATTCCTTGCGGCTCAAAGAGTATGTCGATGTTAGTTCTTTGTCATCGCTTCCCTCTTCGCCCTACAACCTGCGTTTTGCCTATTCGAGTACATCTGTGCAGGCGATCAACTTTGCGAATATAGGAAGCGTACC